GTATAATTATGTAGGTAGACCATTTGTAGCTACTGGAGTTACTGATCCAATGAAAATAGATATAGGCTATATGATGAACACCAATGCTCATGGTTATGATATATCGAGTGGTGCATATTCTGGTACTCGGATAGGTGATTTTTCGAAATTTCCCGCATTTATGAATATAATTTCTCCAGGTATTAGTTATGAATATTATTATAAAGGATTCAATAATGATATTTCATTTAGTAACTCGGGACAACTAACACCATCGGATTATAGTTCATCAGATATAAATATTGCATATAATGATATTAAAACCGAAATAGATGCATTACGTCCAGTAATTTTATCATTTATACATTGGAATATTATTGAACTTGGTCAATCAATTAATATAAATTCCGAATCTATTAAATTATATGATTTTAATGGGTGGACATATAATCCAGATCCAACAAATCCAATATATCATGCAGATCCCGATTATATCGCAGAAGAATGGAATAATGAAGATAATGAAAATAATTTAGGACATACAGTTGTGTGTGTTGGATATATTCAAAATCATAATGGTAAAAATTGGGTAGTAGTTCAAGACAATATTAAACAACCAAATGCTCTACAAATAACTCCAAGATATTTAGGAATTCCATTCGATTCGTGTGGAAATTGGATATTATCAACTTTCTTGAATTTCTCTAGTCAAACATCTCAATATAATAATATAACCTGTTTATTACAAGATTCTAGTGCAAATATTGTTGGTAACGAATATATATTTAATAATGGGACTACATATGTAGCGGATTTGAGTTATGGATTATATGATGGGTCATATATCATTCGAAATGTTCCGCAAACACATCCGCTAGCCATTTTAAATACTGATGTAAGTAATTTAATAACATATACCGGGTCAACTTTACATGGAACACAGCCAGTAAATGGTTCAAGTTATAATTTCTATTATGGTGATGTGAGTATATATGTATTTGGTGATTTCGGAACTATAAGCGCATATAGTTTTAATAATGGATATATGGGTACAGAAAATATTTTTACTTATACTTCATTATGTAATTATAATGTGAATAATTTTAGTATATCTACCAATATTGGGTCATATAATGGTGTCGACCCAGATAATTCAAATAATTTACCTGCTGGATCTTTATCTGCATTAAAATTATATGATATAGCAGAAACGGCTTTTAATTATGTCGCACCAAATAATATAATTAATACAAATACAAATTTAGATACTAATGCAGAAAATGTTGCTGTATTTGTTGTAAACAACGAAGTTTACATAGAATGTGCGTCAGGAAATCAATATATAAATGAAAACTTAATATCGGTAATGTTTGATATATGTGATAATGGAGTACATTTAAATCCGAATACAAATGGTTTATTTTTATTAGCTGATGATTTATCGGCAAATTATCAATTACAAAATAATATATTATCAGGAAATGAGCAAAAAAATTATTTTTGGATAACTTCAAAATCGGTGGATTATTCTGAACAAAATTCATTTAATAGTATTTCAACACAACCAATATTATTAGGTACAATAAGCGAATCTACCTAAAATTAAATATATTATCGTATAATATTATATAATAGTTCATGTCATATGTAAATATTTATACGAAATCAAATATATCTAAAACAAATTTAATTAATGACTCACAAAATATGCTTCTTTATACAACAACTACTGGAGGCACTCAGCCACCCGTCATTTCAAAAACATACAAGAATTTTTATGAATTTGAATTAACTTCTGGAGAGAAAAAGGTCCTTATTCTAGACACAACTTTAACTGAAACACATATTAATGAAATAACCGGAGATATAGCAGGAAATAATAAATCATTACTAAAAAAAGCATATATTAGTAATAATTGTATAGAAATTGATTCAAATACTTTCAAAAATTGTTCCGGATTAACTTATGTGAATTATATAAATTTAGTAGATGTATCGCTTTCTACTATAGGATCATCTGCGTTTGAAAATTGTGCAAATTTAGATGAATGTAAATTATTCGACATAAGCAATTTAATAACCAATATTTCGAATCGTGCATTTTATGGTTGCTCAAAATTATTTGAAGCACAAATACATAATTCATCATTGCTACAAACATTAGGTGATAGTGCATTTGAATTATGTACAATATTAAATACCGTAATTTTTGAAGGAACCATTGTATCTATAGGCGACGAATGTTTTAAAAATAGTGGGTTGGTAAATATTACATTTAGTGGAAGTTTACCAACAACATTGGATGGTTCGTATATTTTTCAAGGAATTCCAGAAAATGCAACAGTTTATTATAATTCAAATTATATTAGTGCTGGAAATTATACAACATTGAAAAATTTATTTCCGAATTCAGGCGCAGAGGTAATTTTTGTAGATGTAATAAATAATATAATAGAGAATAGTAAAACATTTTATACTATAACTAATGATTCTGTTTTAAATGCCGATGTTGCCCAGACAAAAACAATATTAGATTCATTGATTTTGAGAAGAAATGGTTCAACCATGTATTCAATTAATATCACATTAGATTATTCATTACACGGAACGAATACATTAGGGCGTGCTTATTGGACTAATAGAGTAATAGAATTGAATCCAGATAATTCAGGAATAATGTGTGAGTTAAATAATATAACTTATAGTATGAATGTTGTAGTTTTAATTCATGAAATATTGCATATTTTTGGATTTGGATCAAGTACTATATGGAATAATTATAAATTTCAAGATTATTTTTACAGTGGACCGAATGGAGTATATCAATATAATAAATTATTATACAATAATGGATTTATTAAGAAAAGGGATTATTTTGCTATTGAAGATTCAGGTGGAGGCGGAACAGCTGGAGCACATATAGAAGAAGGTTATCGGGTTGAATCGAATATATTAGTTTATCAAATTAGATATGGTCCGAATGGATTATTACCATCATTTCAATATGAAATTATGACAGGATGGTTAAATTCTAGTAATTATATCAGTCGTCAATGTTTGGGAGTACTACAGGATTTAGAATTTAGTGTAAATTATAAATCACCACATTTTTATAATGGAGCAATGAGTTTTTTACCTAATATTACTTAAACCATTTCCGGGATTTCATCTATATTTATGATGTGTCCGATATTATTGATTCTCTTTTTGGCAATTAAATATTTTTCAAAATGAGGATTTTCTAACACTTTTGATGGAACATGATTATGTACTGTTCTGGCGATCATTTTATATAATTTAAAATCAGGATATCTCTCATCTCCGTTATTTTTATAAAGAATATTTTTATTATTGTCATCAATAATCCATTTTAATATGATTTTCTTAATAGGTGATTTCACTTTCTTTAAATCTTCCAATTCATCAATCAAAAAATCGAATAAACTGCATCCTAGTCTGCATAAATCAAAACTATAATTCGGTTCTAATGTCGCTTTATTAGAATTAAAATATGGTTCAAAATTATATTGGGAATTAGCATCGCCATCTTTATGATAACTATCACTGCAAATTAATTTCCCATTAAAATTGTAAATAGCTCTACCAAAATCGATAAGTTTGTAAATTTTCCCAAAGGTTGGAACCTTATAATGTCGATTGTTGAATTTATAGAAAATGAATTTCTTATCGGTATTATTATACATAATATTATTGGTATGTAAATCATTATGAGTAAAATGGAAAACTTTTTGGTATGTAATTAGAGAGAAAAGTATTTGAAGAACAATACTATCCCATTCATTGTCGCGAATTTTATTATTTACGATATAATCATCTAATGTATTATGGCAATTCTCTAATACTATTAATTGAACTGGGAATTTATTAATATTAACAAAAATATCGCATTCACTACTATATGATTCATTAGAACTTGATTCTGATTCCGATTCTGAGCCTGAATCTGCGTTAGGATCGTCGTCACTTGTTTTACTGCTTCTTGAGGAACACGATGAACCGCTGTCATTTGTTATATTTTTCTTTTTTTTATTATTTTCTTTGCTGGATGTTGTTGTTCCTTCAGATGAAAGAGGAGGACTAGATAATCCGTCATTTACACCATCATCTTCTACACCATCATCTTCTACACCATCATCTTCTACACAATCATTTAGAGATTCGGTCGATGAATGATGCGCTGTTTCATAAATTATTTCGGTTTCATTAATATCCGATGGTTCAGTTAATAAAGGTATTGGTTCTGTCGAGCGAGAAAGATCAAATATTTCATTGAGACAATTCAAATCGTTAATATTAGATAAATTTAGGCTGTCATCCGGCAATTCTTCGGTATCGTCAAATTTTATACTATTTTTATTTTTTTTTGTAGAATTGTTAAATAATTTCTCATAATTACCATTATCTATAGTATATATTTTATTACTATTACTATGAAATTCAGGACAATCATTTAAACCATCTATATCGTCTTCAATGTTGATGATAAAATTATTTTTATTTGCTAAAAAAGATCCATAGAAATCGATACCATTCATAAAATTATAATTATGTAGAAGAACACTAATTAAAAATGAAAAGAATCCATCAACATATGCTGAATTATTGGTATCTAGTAATTTTTGATGACAATCATTATTTTCTAATTTAGGTAAATTATAGAAATTATCACCAACAGTATATTTACTACTAATATATTTAATAGGATCAAGTAATGGGCTAAATTTAATGAATATTGATTTCGAAAGTACATTATCGCATATATCATTTATTTCGGCATTAAATTTATTTTCTGTCGATTTTTCTGTAATAGTTTTTAAAGTATATCTGTTATTTAAATTTATGGAGTTATAATTCTTATTATTTAAATTAAAAAATCGATTATAAATTGGTATGTAATTTTGGACATTTTCAACATTCGGTATCTCACAATTGTTAAATGTTGAATTATTTTTTTTGTAAAAGAATTCCATTTTTATATTAGAATAAATAATATCTTTTAAATTAAACTCAAAAGAATTGTTTATTGTTTATGTTTTAGATTTTATGATTTGCGTATTCTTGTATTTATATTTTTTCTAAATATTTTATAATATAAATGACATTAGAATTGAAGAAATTCGATATGAAAAAAATTACATTTAAACCTGAAGCGACAGATGGACCAGTAATCGTTTTAATTGGTCGCCGTGATACAGGTAAATCTTTCTTGGTTAGAGATCTATTATATTACCATCAAGATATTCCGATTGGAACAGTGATTAGTGGGACTGAAGCTGGAAATGGATTTTATAGCTCCCATGTACCTAAATTGTTTATTCATGATGAATATAATAGTGCTATTATAGAAAATATATTGAAACGCCAACGAACGGTTCTCAAACAGATTCAGAAAGAAAGGGAAATGTATAGAAAATCCACAATCGACCCCAGAGCATTCGTTATTTTAGATGATTGTCTTTATGATGCTGGATGGACTAAAGATAAGATGATGAGACTCCTCTTCATGAACGGCAGACATTGGAAGATCATGTTGGTCATCACAATGCAATATCCGTTAGGTATCCCACCTAACTTGCGAACAAATATTGATTATGTTTTTATTTTACGAGAGCCTTATATTTCGAATCGGCGGCGTATATATGATAATTATGCGGGAATGTTTCCCACATTCGAGAGCTTTTGCCAGGTCATGGATCAATGTACAGAGAATTATGAGTGCTTGGTAATTAACAATAATGCGAAATCCAATAAATTACAGGATCAAATATTCTGGTATAAGGCGGAATCTCATAAGGACTTCAAGTTGGGGTCAAAAGAGTTCTGGGAATTATCGAAAGATATACAGAGCGACGACGAAGATCAATATGATCCATCTACATCGGGAAATAAACGAGCACCAAAGATCAATGTAAAGAAGAGTAAATGGTAAGTGGTGGGGGATATACCCCCATACCCCCTTTTAATATTGTTTTGTTTTCATAAATATTCTTGTTAAATATGAAAACAAAGATTTAGTATAAATTGCTTTGCCGCTTCTATGCAATATTTTAAACCGCTTTCATAAAATCGTTTTCTAAATATATAAGCACAAATAACTTAAAGACATTACATTAATTAATATATAAAATGACTTCACTCAATATAGTTGAGCTTATTACTAATAATCCTATTACAAAATTATCTGAAACATATAACAATAATTTACTTAATAAAGTAAAAGAAAATTTTAGCGAAACAGAGCAACAATTATTTATTGCAAGTTTTTATAGTTATTTAAATTATCACAAAACAGATGATTATGTTGTAGATTTAGATAATATTTGGCAATGGTTAGGATTTTCAACTAAACAAAAGATAATATTATTATTAGAAAAAAATTTTATCATAAATAAAGATTATAACCTTTTGCTTAACCTTGGGGTTAAGCAAAAGAAAGGCACTGGAAAAGGAGGACAAAACATTCAAAAATATTATTTAAATATCAAAACTTTTAAATCATTATGTTTAAAGGCACAAACTAAAAAAGCAGATGAAATTCATGAATACTATATTAAATTAGAAGAATTGATTCAAGAAGTATTGGAAGAAGAAGCTACTGAAATGAAAAATAAATTATTAATTAAAGATACCGAACTCTCCGAACAAAAAAACACTATTAAAAATGCGAATCAAGATAAATTTAAAACAATAGAAAAAACACTTGTCTCTCAATTTTCTGTAAATACAGAATGCGTTTATTTTGGAACTATTGATAACACAAATGAAAAGGGAGAGACATTAATAAAATTCGGACATAGTAATAATCTTCCGCACAGGGTCCAGGATCATCATAAAACATACAATAACTTTATCCTTCGTGATGTATTTAAAGTCGGCAATAGACAAGAAATCGAAAATTTAATCAAGGCAAGCAGTAAGATCAAAGGCCATCTGCGCACTATTGAAGTAAATGAAAAAAACAAAACAGAAATTATAGCATACGACGCAACAAATTTCACTATTAACAGGCTAACAAAATATATAAAAGATATTATATCAGAAAAAACCTATAGTATTGAAAATTTTAATAAATTAATTGAAGAAAATCAAAATATAAAAATAGAAATTGAGAGATTAAATACAGAAAATCATGATTTAAAACTTAATATTCAAGAATACGATGAAAAATTTGCTAAAATGCAGGAATCTCTCAATACTGTAACTAAAGATTATGAAATTGATAATATTAATGACAAGACATATGACGATACACATGAAGAAAAGGATGAATTAACGCTTCTTTTCGATAAATTTATTAATGAATGTTGTCTAGTTCGCGCCGATGTAGAAGTCGATTCATGTGATATTATTGCCCAATTCCGCATTTGGAATCAGATTAAACCCAAGAGAGAAACAAATGAGAGATTAAATAGATATTTGAGAACGCGTTTCTTAGCCACACGTTTAAATAATCAAGCGAAGAAACAATGCGTACATGGTTTCAAAGGAGTAATGTTGAAATCGATCGAATATAAAAGAACCCAAGTAAATGATCCGATTGAGACATTTATTTTTGAGACGTGCCGATTCTCTCCAAATAATCGAATTGCAACAAATACATTATATGAAGAATTTGTAAGATATAAAAATACACTGGACTTAAACAATGATTCGGGCGATGAAAAATTGCTGAAAAAGTATTTGAATAGTTGTCCATATGTTTTGAGAGGTACACTTCATATTCAAGGCGCAGATTGTACATTAGAAGGTTATTATGGCGTAGCATTGAAAACCGATAATCCAACGATTAGAAAAACTACTGATGTTAGTGGTAAACAAGTTCAAAAGGTGGATTGTATAACGGGATCAATATTAAATATGTGGTCTACTATTGCGAAGTCGGCATTACATGAAAATATTTCTGCTTCAAAGATGAGTAGAAATATTAAAAATAATGTTATGTATGGAGGGATGGGAGATAATGGCGGATATCATTATGTATTGGCAAAATAATCACATAATGATATTTAGGATTTGAAAGTATTTGAAATTCTATAATATAAAATCAAATATTCCATCATCATCATAATATTCACCTAAATATTCGAATAATTCCGTTTTATTTTCATGTTTTAATGGATCGCGTGATATTCGTTCTAAATTTTTTAAGAAGTGATCAGCATCTTCTATCTCTTTTAACGAGAGACGAGAAATATCAGACATATATTTTGCCTCGCTTAAATATGCCACCATTTTAATTGTTTTTGCAGATATCCCACAATCACCTATTTCTTTATCTGATAATAATTTTCTTAACATTAATTTAGTTATGCTTTTGTCGAGAGATTTGGATTTCGATTTGGATTCCTCTTCTATTAAATCAATCCAGCTATTAATTCCATCAACTAATTCTCTATCTTTGCTAATCAATTGTGTAGGATCGACATCATTTTTAATCCATTCTTGTATTCTACTTTTTAATTCTTCATTGGATAAAATGTCTGCACCATCTACAAACATATTTCCAACATTTTCCAATTTTACAAAAATTACCTTTTTAAAATCATTATATAATTTATTTTGTGCATCGGTGCTATACTTCGATAAATATTGCGAAGTTAGATTATCTAATACTTCTTTTTTTCGTCCATCTTCTGTTATTGGTCGGCTACATTGTGGGCATTTATCTTTACCCATTTTCAACCATTCTTCAATACAATTATCGTGGAATTTATGACCACCATAACAATATTCTTTTGCTGTTGCACCAACTTTGGTTAAACATATTGCACATGTATCTCTTTTTAATAATTCTTTGGCAGATCGTTGAATTTTACGTGTTGATCTACGTTTTTTAAATGATTCTAATTTTTGTTTGAATGATGGTGAGCGTGAATTATTTGAATTTGTAATCATTAATATTAATATATATAAATATTAATATTAATATTAACAATGAATAATGAATAATGAATAATGAATTAATAATTTATTATCTTCTACCCCATGTTTCACGCAATAAGTCAATATCAAATGCTGTATCTTCATCGTCTGATTGAGAACGAGATCTAGAATTGGATCTAGATCGAGACCTAGAACGAGAATTACTTGATTCTTCAAACATATTTGGAAACATCATTCTTGCATAAGAATCATCTTCATCCTCTTGTCCGCGATTACTATTATCAAATGGATCATGTTCAGCATATTCCTCTTCTTCATCTAATATATCTTTAATAGTCTTTGCGTTTATAGGTCGTTTACAATTAGGACATTCTTTCTTTGAATTTATCCATTGTTTAATGCATGGTATATGAAAACAATGATTACATTCAAGTTTAAATGAATTAAACTTATTAAATGGCGTTTTTGCAAATTTTTTTAAGTCTTTATTTTTAAAATTTTGATCTATACAAATTGTACACGTTTTAGAAAAACATCCCCTATTTTTGCGATGTTTTTTTGTAATAAAATGGGAACGAGATCTAGAACGAGACAATGAACGATCCAATTTAGTAGGACGTTGTTTATGGTGTCCTTTCGCTGTTTTATTTCTATTCTTTTGTTTTGTTCGTTTTGTTCGTTTACGATGTTTTTGTTTTAAAGTTGCCATTATATATTATATATATTTATGTATAATAAATAATATTCAGATTATTATTTTAGATTTTTTGAATTTTATTGGATTTACATTTCATTTCTTCTATTGATTTTTCTCGTTTTAATGGGTCTTTATAATCATACTCGCATTTATGATCTTCGGGAAATGTATGATGTGAACAAAATATTTTTCCACATCGACATTCTAAATTAGATATTCGTATTTTTTTATTACATGATATGAACTGACATCTATTATTTGGTTTAATATAGTTAGTATCTATTATGGTATTAGAAACATCTATGATTTTATTTTCTATAATTTTGTCTTTCATTATATTTCTTATTTATTAATATGTTTAATTTAATTTTTATTATAATTAAATTAAATATTTATTAATCAGTATTGTTTAATCAGTATTGTTTAATCAGTATGGTCATTCGGTGTATCGGTTAATGTGTTTTTGTCGTGTTCCTCCTCCTCTCCTTCGTCCTCTTCGTGAATAGTATTTCGTTCTTTTTCACGTTTTAATAATTCACTTAATCCATGATCACTATTTTTATCCATTACAACATTATCTCCTTCAAATAATTCTTTTCTAATATCGGCACTACTTATTGTCCCACCAGTGCTATTGTCTAAAATATTTTTTTCTATACTATTTGAAATACTGTTTGCACTAACTAATTCACCCTTTTCATTAATATCTTGAGTTAATTTATTTCCAGATATTCTTGCCTTTTCAATGTTTTCTTTAATAGCATTTTCTTTAGTGTCTCTTACTCGTTTATCAAATAAATCTTTAGCAGTAGTTTCATTTTTTACTTTTTCTTGCATTATACCATTTAATTCTTCCTCTAGATATTCGACTCGTCCGGTTTTATATGCTTCGGGATGAAATGGGACCCATACGCCAACTGGTCCAACATAAACATCATGGTTTGGATCAAATTCTCGAATCATTTTACATCGTAATTCTGCCTCTTCCTGTGTAGCGAATGAACCACGAACCTTAATACCGCGAGTATTTGTTTGAAAATTATATATTTCATTGAATTCTGCCTGTAATTTATCATCGTGTTTTTCAATATATGTTTTATAGTCGTCTTCTACTGTTGAAAAAAATAACTTTTCCTTTTCTTCCTTTATAAATTCTTTGAAATCTTCGGTAATAATATCCTGTTTTAAATTATATTTAAAACTAATAAAGTTTAGGAATTGATCGAATTTTTCCATTGTTTTATTAAATTCAAATTGTTTTATAAATTTCTCAAAATAGAACATTTCCTTTTGTTTTAGTATTTTTTCAGGTGAAACAAATGATAAACAGACAAATTTTTGTCCAGCAATTGATTTATCCTCATCCAATAAATCGACATATTTTTCAGTATTCGAACTATTCATAATATATTCTAATTATTAAATTGATTTTAAGCTTTTTAATATGAAATTCTTTTATTAATTCTTTTATTAATTATTTTATTAATTCTTTTATTAATTATTTTATTAATTCTTTTATTAATTCTTTTATTAATTAATTAATTAATTTAATAAATTATTTTCTTTATTAATATTATAATAATGAATTTTGATATGGTTGAATTATTTAAACGTGCAGTTAAATATTTAGTAGAAGGTCTACTAGTAGCTATAGCTGCATATGCTATCCCACAGAAATCGTTGAAATTAGACGAAATCGCATTAATTGCTTTAACCGCGGCGGCAACATTTAGTATTTTAGACACATATGTTCCATCCATGGGTGTTAATGCTAGAACCGGCGCCGGATTTGGAATAGGGGCCAATCTCGTCGGGTTCCCGGGAGGTTTATAAATTCATTTTATGATTTAATACCGTTAATATAATTCATATTTTTAAATTATATTAAAAATTACTAGTAATTATACTAAACGAGAAAAAATGTCCTCAACTATAATTATATAATTTAGATGATCTAATTCGGCTTCTAAATTATAATTGTAATTTTAATTCGTCACTTTCTTCATTACTGATTTCATGCAACATTTCTTCCATTTTAAGATAATAATCGTGAATTTCATCGGCTTTTTTTGTTCCGGCTTTTAAACAAAATGATTTAAATGTTTTTACAGTTAGCATATATATTTGTTTATTTTGTCCACCGTGATTTTGGTCATTGTTTTTCGCTTTACCTTGAGGTAAAGCGAGATTTTTATAATCTTGCTTTCCCGCGTGGGAAAGCAAGATTTTGTAGTCTTTATCAAGTATAAAATGTTTTTCTAATAATATTTTTGCTTTAATTTTTTGTTTAAAACCTATCCAAGTCCATACATTATCTAAATCAATAATAAAATCATTTTTTTGATTATAATTTAAATAATAATAAAACGATGAAACAAATAATTGTTGTTCAAATTCGGTAAAATTTTCCTTTATTTTTGTAATTAATTTGTTATTGTAAGATGCTGATAGATTGGTTATCGGATTTTTCTCAATGAGTTCAACAATATTAAATATGGCCATATTTATAAATAGATATATCAATAAATCTTTAAAATGTTTTTTCATTTTATTAAAGCGAAAGCGATATATCCGGGATGGGTTTTATATTATATTTCGGTTTCGTATTTTGCGTGGATTTTATCATTTAGACGCTCTAATTCAGTTTCTAAATTATAATTTGGTGGGAGAACCATTTTAACATTGAGTCGTATTCCTGTTTTATCGTCGCGTTTATCAAATATTAGATGTGGTTTTCCTCTGGTATCTGCTATTGAAATATATGGAGGAAGAGTTTTTTTTTCTTCAGGTTGGATATTAGCTTCTAAATCATCAATTACTTTATTAGCTTGTGCCAATTTTTCTTGGAGCGATACCTTACCTGATTTGCTGGACATCCATATTTTACCAAGTTTGGGATGTTTTTCTATCTTGAAAAATTCTCGATGTAAGTCTTTCTCTTTATTGTAAGTCTCTTCATAATAAACCACATATTTTCGCATCATATCTTGTGTTATTCCTTCTGGTAATTGTTTTGCACTAGATTTTCTCTCACGCTTTGTTCCTTCTTTAATCCCTTTAGAATTTTTCTCTTGTTCTACACGTGTTGCAATACGAAGATTGTTAAAACAATTATTTAATGGGTTTTGATCAATATGATCTACACTTTCATTTTTTGTTCCTTGTCCATTACCATAAAAGTTGGTAATGATTTGGTGGATATAATAAATTTTGTGGTCAAGAGAATGATGAGATTGTATATATCCATTTGAACACTTATAAAACGTTAGTTTTTTACCATTATTTGTATTTTTTTCAAACATTCTAATTTTATTTAATGCTTGTTCATCTATTTTTATTAACGTATCTGTTTCACAATACATCAAATATATTTCATTTTCATTTTCATTAATTTTCCAATATGGATTTTTCATTATATATGCATCTTTTCCCAAATTACTATAATGTCCTTCATTGTAAACAGCCTGTTGATATTTTTCAATAATATTCTGATGATAATTGTGATAAAATTCTACATTGTTTTTGCGTAAATCATATTTATTATCATTTTTAAAAGTATACAAAATACTATCAATTGTAAATTTATATATAAATTCTAAAAAACTTACTGTATTATTATGACGATTAAATGTTGGATAATCATCATCTTCATTATGAAAAATGAAATTTTTCTCATAATTTAAAATCATCAAAAAATCATTTGTATCAAAAATATATTCCTTTTCATTATATATTATTTTTGCATATTTTTCACAATTATTTATATCATATTTTGGTCTAATGTAAATTTTTTCCATTTTATAAAATATATTGTTGTTTTGTATTTATGTTCTTTTTATTTAATATGATAAAATGAAAAGAACATATGCTTTTAATTGCTGTACGCTAACCCTCCCATGCCACTCATGATACGGAGAACATTGTAATTTGTGGCATAGACGCGAACCTTCGCAGTATTGGTACCCTGGACGGTAGCATTGGAGAGGACAAGCTGGAGTGTCGCGTTGTCAATGCGGGAGAAATTGCACGTGCCGCTGGGCTGGTGTTCCTCAGGCCTTAGCGAGAAAGAATACACGTTAATACCGGTGGAGGGGTTGCGAGTGTGGTGCTGGTATGGCTGGACAAGATCGAAGTACGAGCCCTCGCGTTCCGAGAAACGGTCCTGACCATTGAGGAGAAGTTTGGCGCATACAACGGGATTCTCACCCCAGCAATGCATGTTGAGGGCAGTTTCGGCGAGAACGAATGTGCCGGCATCAGAGACACCGGAATCATTTGGTGCAGAAGGAAGGCCATATGAAGCAGGATTACCCTCAAGATGCTGGGTGTCATGGACATTACCCGCAAGTGAATCTTGGAATAATCCAGAACCATCAATGAAAGCAACATTGGAAGAAACAAATTGGACTTGATGTATTGGGTCCCACCATCCACCTACAGATCCGCCACCTGTAAGCGATAACTGTGAACCGAATGCCATGTGAGCATTGGGAAGAGCATCAACCGCATCGGTGTAATTGAAGGGCTGGGCACCTAACAGAAGATTCAATTGTGAGCCACACGAGAGCGACGAACAATAATCAACATTGGAGTCGGGCTGGACAACCCAGATTAATTCCTTGCATGGATGATTGAAATTGAGCTTGATTTTATTGGACGACGAACCAACCGATTCATCGCCGGTGAATTGAAGCTGTTCAATGAGATATTCGTGGGGGTTGGACGCCATGCGTCTGCGCTCTTCAGTGTCTAAGAAGACATAGTCAACGTAGAGCGAAGCAGCCGCTAAAGACTGTTTGTACGCAGTTGCAGCTTTGCACGCTGAACCCGAACCACCTGTTAAACTGTTTACCGCCCACAAGCACTCGTCTAATGGGGAAATATCAATATTGATCTTAACTTCGTGGTACTGAAGAGCAATCAGGGGAAGAGCTAAACCTGGATTGCGGCAGAACCAGAACTGAAGGGGGACATATAAGAACGATTCAGGTAGAGCATTACGGGGGGCACATACCTGGCGAGGACCATTTGAGTCACATGGACCATCAACAGATGCAAAATTGGGATCGGTAATGTATGTTAACTGAGTGGTCTGGCCAACCATCTTGTTATGGGCTTTTTCTTGTTCAGTTGAAAGAGTTAATTCATTCCAAATGTGCATCCAATCTCCGTATTGGCGATCAATGCGCTGACCACCAATTTCTACCTCGACCTGATTAATTAACTGTTCTCCTGGGAAATCTAACCATCTAGCATATTTAGCCATCTCTTGATTAATTTCAGGAAGAACAACCTGTAAATATGTGCGGTATGCTAAATCTCCATTACGCGAAATGGTGCAAGTAACACGGCGACCGAAATCAGCTTGACCATTGAATGTCTGCTCAATAGATTCCATAGCAAAATTGGTGTACCGTCTGTATGTTACCTTCCAGAAAGTGATCTGGGGGTTAGATGTGAGATACACATCCTGGGCCCCGTAAGCGACTAATTGCATTAAACCTCCACCCATTTTATAATACTACTAAAGAAAAAAATTTTACAAATTGTATTTAATTAATTTAATTAATTAATTAATTAAATAAATTATTAATTATATAAAATTAATAATTTATATAAAATGTTAGCATATTACAATATACTGTATATAATTAAACAATATTAACAAAAAATCCTAATTTAAACAATTAAATTAAACAATTTAATTAAACAATTAAATTAAACAATTAAATTATATATAAATCTCTAAATCTCTAAATCTCTAAATCTCTAAATTCCTAAATCTCTAAATTCCTAAATCTCTAAATTCCTAAATCTCTAAATTCCTAAATCTCTAAATTCCTAAATCTCTAAATTC